TGCTGTCGGAAGTGGTTCTGGTCTTACCCTCAAACTGCTCCGCAGTATTGATACTGCCAACATTCAGTGCAGTGGCAAGTTCGGTCTTGGAAGAGTAAATACGTCTTCCACTGATGTCTCTTGCCAGGAGCATCTGATTTAACATATGAGGAGTAATGAACAGATCCGGAGTGCCGGTGCCCTTATAATCCTCTCTTGCATACAGAACTGTATTGATCATGGCTTCTGCGATGACATAATTCTCGCCGAAGTTAGCCGCTGTATTGGTTCCCTGAAGCTCTTTCTTTGCTGCTGCCACATCCAGATCTACATGGATGGTATACAGGTCGTCATCCAGCCAAATCGGTCTGATGTGATCCGGGAAGATCTTTCCTTCATCGCCATCATCACGACCATCGCCAAGCATGATTGCAGTAGCCAGTTCTTCGTTCAGCTGCAAACGATCAATGTTGTAAAGATATGCTACGTAATCGAAATCTGTAATATCGATGATATCATCTCTATGAAGTGCACTCTTTACGAATACAGTCTGCGGATCAGTGGTTCTACGAACAAGCTTGAAGTTGCCGGTCTGTCCCTTTTTCTTCCCCTTGGTATATCCTTTTGCTCTGAGTCCCTCGATGTTTCGAATATCAACCTGGCTGGTTCTGATTCTGGAAATAGGACTCTTATGAACTTTGTTCATTACAGTCGTAATCCAACCCTGATCACTGGTAATGAGCTCCGGTGCTCCAGGACGTACATCTTTGTACTCCGGGAACAGAAGTGTTACATTGCCCTCTCCGGTCTGAACAAAGCCGCTGGCAAGAGCGTCGTGCTGAAGCGCATTATCATTCGCGTAGATTTCCAACGCATTCTGGAACGTTCCAACCTGGCTGGTTTTTGCCAGTTTAAGAATTTCCTCCTGAGCTGCGTGAGACAGGAAGCTCTTGTTATCATGCTTGTCGTTGTCAAAAACATTGTGTTTCATATCGTCATCTCCTCCTTTAGATTTATCATTATCTTTTTTAGACTCTTCTTTATCCGCGAACTCGGCCATCATGGCGAAGACAGCCGTCTGCTGTTTATCGTTCATGGATTTAAAGATGTCTTCGATGGTCTCAACTTTCTCATCTTTTTCATCAGTTTCCCCATCTGTGGCACCTTTATCTTTCTCATCTTTCTCTTCTGACTCATCTGCGGAATGCTCCAGATAGCCCATAATCATTTCGTCATACCCGATGACCATTCCGGATTCGCCATCGCCATGTGCTACAACATCATCGATGAATGCACCCGGATTGGCTCCGGCCAGAACAATACTCACCTCTCTGATGATTCCGTGGAGAACATCGGAGCCAGTCTGCGTCAACTGATTAGCGAAGATAGATAAAGACCGCACGTCGCCATGTTTTACAAGCTCACGAGCAGTCTTTCCAGATTCGTTATTATTGAATTCGCAATATGCATAAACGCCCTCATCTCTATTTTCGAGATGTGCTAATCCGAGAACGTTTGCCGGATCCGTATGGTTATGCATCCATACTAACGGGACTGTCTGCCCGTTCTGTGCTTTGAATGCGTCTTTTTTAATGACTCGCCCATCAGCACACTGAAGATCGTTTCTAGTGGCCCAGCCACCAAAGTCATACTTCATTTTGATTTTTACCTCCTACTTCTTTCTGATGTAATACGATAACGGATGGGATGTCTTCTTTGATGAACTGGAAGACTTTTTCTTAGATTTCTTAACTTTCTTATACTCCGATCGAATTTTATCGAATTCGTCCTGATACGTTTGTTCATATCGGGAATCGAGGTCGGCTTTCGCTGCTTTATAAGCCTCTCTGACCGATTTAATCGCTGCTTTCAGCTCAGAGCTAACTTTTGCTCGCTCACTCTTGGCATTAGCTTGATTCTCTGCTTTTTCTTCTTTTGTGTCGGATGATACTTTTGCTTTCTTATTGGTTGCATCGGTTCGAACACCGGCTTTGTCAGATTTTGCATCGCTACTGATTTTGGCTTTATCTGACTTTGCATCGGTTCTAAGCTTTGCGATCTTTTCGGTTCTTTCTGCTACGCGCTTAGCCCGCTCTGCTTTTGATAACCCGGACGGAATTTCTATCGCCATCAAACGCTCAATTTCTGCGTTCTTTTTATTATCGATTCGTTCCTTTTCGCTTGACGACTCTTTCTCAATATCTTCCAACTCAGAATCTTTATCAGTATCAATGCTCTTCTTTTTGTCAGAAGCATTTTTAGTTAAAGCTTCATTCAATTCTTTCAATCGAGAAGATATCTGTTCTTTCGTAGCATCCGCTTTTGCACGAAGTTCCGTAATCTTTTGATCTCGTTTCTCCTGCTCTTCTTTGACCTTTGCAGTCTTTTCAGATTTGATGTTATTTTTTGTATAAGACCAAATCTTCTTTCCTTCATCATTCAGTGATGTAGTAGAACGCCCCTTTAGTTCTCTGGTACGCATATAATACTCATGAGCTTTCTGAGGGTCGTAATAGGGCGATGCATAATGTCTAAGAACTGCAACTTTAGGTTCGTCCATTAAGAATCATCCTCCTCATCGCCGTCAGACGTATAATTACCAATGATGTCATCAATCTGTGCAGAAATGCTATCAAGCACCTCATTGACCAGGGAATCATAAGCACTGGTGTCGCTGGATTCAGTTTCATCACTATTTGTGGTATCCGATACAGAACCGCCAGCATTAGGTTCACTTAAGTTGCTATTTCTCAATTCATCAGCCTTAGGATCAGTAGATGGTTTCCAACCAATCACCTGTCTAATTTCATTTGAAGTAGCAATTTCATTTCTGGTAAATTTATCAGAAATTTCAGCAAGATCCGCTACTGGCACAAGTTTAAATGGATCTCTGAAGAACATGATTGACTTGTTCTGAGATCTAGCAGTCTTCGTCAGGAATTTTCGTTTCATCTCATCGACGATTGCAGAAATAATGGGTTCGATTGTCCGATTGTAATAATTCAGCATAGTCTTCTCGTCTGCGGTACCATCCAAGATGCTCTGAGTGATTCCTAACTGGCTGTAAAGCATACTCGTTAAGTATTCAATCTGCTTCATTAGATTATTTTCCAAAGAACGATTCAACTGTGTGATTCTTTCAGTTCCATCAGTATAAGCAATACCATACTTGGAACCGGACAACTGCTTCTCAATATCTCTACGTCGTTGCTCTGCCTGCTGACGTCTTGCTTCCGATTTGATTACATAAGGTAACTGAATAATTAAATCCAATTTTCCAGAACTACTCTGTTCATCAACTGCATCCAATAAATTCAGTTTTCGTACAAGCCGCTGCATGGTAGAGTTAGGCTCATTGATTACTGCATACAACGGATTTTCTACGATTGAAACTGTGTATTTCGGAACGATTATTTCTTGTTTGCGTCCTGTATTTTCGTTATAAACCTCTACCCGAACGTGTTTTGGATACCAATCTTTAATACGCCCAACACGCATCGAAAGGATTTGATACCCAGTTGTGTCGTCAGGATCGTCATCTGTATCAACAGGAACGATAGCAACACACCCCTCATCCATCATGGACATAACAACATCCTGAATGAATGCTCGACCAGTTTGATCCAAGTTGGCTTCGATTGACAAACAGTCATTCAAACCGCTTTTTACAACACTTAAAAACCGCCCTTCATCATCCAACTTGACATGCTGAATGTTGATGGCGGCTACATCTAAAGCGATTCTGTTATATACTGAGGTAACGATTGACCTTTCATTTCCCCTAGTAAGTCGAAAACGATCCGGACGGTATGAATACCCAGAACCAATATCTTTATATTCCCCAGTCGGAGATCGATTAGAAAAAACGTTCCAAACGTTTTTAACGATGGAACTTAATGATAAACCCATTTTGAATAATCACCTCCTAAATGGTCAAAAAAAAAGACCTCTTTATGATAAGAGAGCTTTAATAGCTTTCATTCTAACACTATTCAAATGCTTCCCGGTTTGCTTTGAACGCGATATATGCATCCATCATCGCAGCAACTGCATCTATCTTTTGTTCATATCTCTTTTTCAGCAATTTACGGTTTCCGTTAGTATCTTCTAAAGTGATACAGTTTCCCATTGCAAATGTCATCAAATCCTCATCGAAAAGGAGCATCCTTTCTTCGGACAGTTTCTTTAACTCTCCTAATGGAACCGATTCAGTTTTGGCACCCTGAATAACTTTTTCAATTCCAAATGGTCCGTTTTCATTAGCCCAACGCTCAACAAATTCTTTAGCATTATATGGGTCGTATCCAAAGCAGCGAACATCATAACCGCATTCAACAATATGATTATCAAGATCCTCATATACTTCCATCATGTCGAGAACAGTTCCCTCTAAAACAATAAGACTTCCCTCTTTCATGAATTGATCGTATTTGATTCTCATTGCTGCTGGGAGTTTCATAAGAGTTAATGAAGAAATATAGTTTCTCGTTTTAACACCGAACGAACCATTGGATAACGGAAACAGAAATGTAAATGCACAGAAATCGTCACCTTGAGATAAATCCGCTCCTAGTGAACACGGCATTTGCCAATAATCTCTATGACGATGCGGGAGCGTTTCTTCATATGTAAAGTAATATGTATATCCTTCCATAGGAAGCCCAAATCGTTTTGCCAAAATATCATTTCTGGCGGCCGGTGCTTTTTCCGCTCTTTCGACATCGAGCTGATAGGTTTCATAAGAAACAGTTTTTCCTAAATTAGGATTTGCTTTCAACCACTTGTCCGGGTCGGCAACTTCATCTATGGAATCAAGTTTATACCACCAAATGGATACATGAGGATTGACATAGTCTCCTTTAAGAATGTCCATCAATTCCATTTTGATTGTATCACCGGCACCATTACGAACAGTACCCTCTGAACTGATCGCAACAATGAGATAGTCATTTACCTTAGATGCGCCCTGTTCGATCGCTCCGATTACATCTTCTCGAATGTCGCCAGAAAGCCACTCATCCACTGTCGCTACTTTAAGCTGAAGACCCTGAAGCTTGTCGATTCGCATTGGTCGAATTTCGAGAAGCGATCCAGTAAGGAAATTTTCAATTCCTTTCTTGGTGGATGCCAATTTCATTCGATTTGCTTTCGATCCGGTAGTATTCTGCAACGATCCTTCTGTTAGGAACTTATAGAAAGGTCCTCTTGATCTGGTAATAGCTGTTCGAATCGGTGACAATACCTCTTCTGCCTGCTTCATCGTAGGAGCTGTGGTTATCTGATGCGTCGTTGTGACGTCCACATTTAAGAAGAAATTCTGCAAGCATGAACCATACATTGACTTTGCAGCACCTCTGGCCACTATGAGATATTGCTTATTAACCAACCTTTTTCGAATAGACTTCGTGACGTAATGCCCTCCATGTCCATCTTCATATGGCTCATATACACTTCTCTCAACGAAATAGTACCAACCGAAAATCTGCTCAGCCCAAACCTTAAATGTATCAAGCAGCTTCAAGTCTGAACCGTCAGTTAAAGTAAGTTCATTCTCACAATAGCTGATAAAGCCCTCTACCGCTTGATCGTCGTAATAAATTCCCGGATTTGCGATGAGGTCATCGATTCGATTCATCTCCATCTCGATCTCTCTACATACCGGAATTTCGCCACGAATTACGGCATCACGAAACATGCCGTAATATTTCGGGACGGCAGTGTTCGATAACGCCATTATTTTATTCTCCTACTTCTTTTTATTCGGGTTTGCAGCGATATACTGTGCAGCCTCTTTAATGTTGAATTCCTTTGTCATTGCGGTCTTAACGGCATAGGTCATTGCGCCGGCCGCGGCCATAGTCAACGCTTTCTTTCCCGACGCAGAAAGAATTTCTGAAACATACTTTCTACCAGGTGCGATGTCATCTTCAGTAAGATTCTTGAACTCACGTTCTAATTTAAGTCTCTCAATCCTCTTCTTCAAATCAGCATCAGACATTGTTCGCCGATTCTTAACGGCAGCCTTGCGTGCTGATACCTCATTCTTATCATCGGAAGACTTGGGGGAATGCCCCCTGGCCCTAGCAAGCTGTGCCTCTGACCTTCGAACTCCCCACCTCATTCCAAGAATTCCATGATGTGCTAAATAGGTGTTATTCATTTTGAATCTCCCTCCTTTGCGATATAGCTGGTAACGCCACCGCTACTGTTTGACGTCTGGTAATACGGAACTTCGTGAATAACGAGGTCATCACTAAGAACTTTTCCAGATGTATCCAAAGTTTGAGTCTGATGGGCCTTTGGTGTAACTTCGTACGATCCAGAATAACGCTCAGGCTCATCCGGATCGGCGTCATCGTTTTCCGCAGCAACATTTAGACGCCATTCATACTCGCTGATTTGTGTTTTATAACACTCTAATACTGCCGAACTAATCGGCGGATCGAAAAGAAGTTTGACCTTCAAATGCATATAAGATTTGACAAGCATGTATTTATATTCATCAGAAATGAAATCTTTCCATGTTGCATTCTTATCTTCGATCATGAAACCTTTGGACGGACCGACACCAAGCTGTGTAAGAATCGAGAACACAGAATTGATGTGCATGATCAAATCCGCATCGAAATGTTCATACTCCTCTGCGATTCCGAGTAATTTCTTGATTGATGTCAGTACACTATCTGTAATATTCACGATCGCACCTCCATCTAGCAGAGTTTTATAAACTCGCTCATGCAATACCCGCTGATTCCATCTCCGGTCTTGACTTTATAAAAACCGGAAATAGACTTATCATCGCAAATTGTTACAACTGTATCTGAGCCGATGATTCCTAATGATCTGGATGTCTGCGTCGGATCTTTGCGAATATTCAAATTCATACAATTTACCACCACCCCGGTAAGTGGCTTTTTATTTTCATCCATGTTAATTCCTCCTAATGCCGCCATGGGCAGGTGTCATTTTTTTGTCGTTCATTCGGAACTGTTAAAAGTAGTTTCTCATCTCCATAATGTATAGCATTGTGAGTTGACAGAGTTGTCGTGATTAAATACTCTGGGTTAAGGACCAGATCAGTTCGCAACAGTATGTCCTGCTGCCTTATTGGATTCATATGATGAATAAGAATCTTTCCACGAATCTCGTAACCATCCAATCCAAGATCACATCCGTTATCTCGAATAATGATTTTTCTCCGAATATCCTTCCATTCTTTAGAATTGTAAAATATCTGATTAAGATATCGATCAAACCCGAACGTTTCTTCTCCAACTACTCCATCCAATCGAAGATATTCGTATCTTTCTTTAAAAGTTAAAAGCTGTGATAGTTCTGAATAGCATTTACGCATCGTCCACCTCATCCCCATGACCACTATAACCACGAAACGCTTTTAATGCATCTGCATAAAGCTTTTCTGAATTTTCAATGGATTTCAGATTTTGAGTTTTTGCTTCTATCAGTTCTTTTTGCTTCTCTAAAATCTCTTTTTCGATTTTTTCCTTTGTGGAACCAAGCTTTAAATAGTGAGTAATCACCTGCGATGATGCTGTCCCCTCTCGCAACTGCTTTTCTGCTAAATCAACAGCCAGAGAAACAAGCTGATTTTCTCTTGCTTCTGGTGTTAATGCTGGACGCATCATCCTAGAAGACTCTGATTGCTTTACTTTCCTCAAAGTTGATGCCTCCTTTCGATAAGTTGTTTATCTATTACTTATTACTTTATTAACACTTTTCCAGTATTTAAAAGGACCTACAAATCACGATAATGCTACTCAACGAAAGGAGAACAAACTCTGAGATGATCCCACAGAAATCACCGCAAATATCATGAATCATAGACCCTTGTAAATACTGGAACCGTAAAAAGCTCTCCAAAAACACCCTCCGGGGAAATTTCAAAGACCGCCGCGATATGGGTGGGGGTATGTTTTTTAGACACCCCCCTATACCCCATTTTACTTATCTGGTGACGGTTTTCGGCTTTTGTTTGCCGATAAAATTCATTTTCAAGAAACTTTTTCTTTTGTTTCTGATTTTCGTGTAACCTTTCGATAGATGTTCTGGAAATCGAAACGAATTATCTCATCAATAGCTCTTTCAACTTCGCGATTATTCTCTTCATCTGATAACTGATCGGATGTTCTTGCAATGCGACCAAGATAAGCTGTTGTGTGATAACCTTTTTCCTCATCGAACATGAACCATTGAGTGAACTGTTCGAATGGGTCATAAGGATTATCAAAAGTTGTGAGTGCAAATCTCATCTTACTTAGTTCACTCCTTTCCATTAAGATATTTGGATACTGTCGAAGAAGAAACCCCAAGAGCTTCAGCAATCTCCGAAGTGCTGTAACCAGATGCACTAAGTGCCGCAATACGATTCTGTTTTGCTGTGCTCAGTGATGTGCTTGCACGAGGAGTTGCTCTTTGACGAATTGTATCTGTATTCGTGTTATTCAGAATTTGTGTGAGTTTATTCTCAGAAATTGCTCCAGCCTGAATAGCTTCCCATTCCTTATCCGTAATCTCAATATTACTTCTTTTAGCTCCTACAGAACTTCTAGCCTGTGCCAAAGCCTGCTGGCTTGCTTTTTTAACTTCTGCCTTTGTCATATCTGGATTGTCTTTCTTTTTAGCTGCAACTGTAGCATTAGCCATTGTCTGAGCTTGCCTTTCTCTAGGAGCATTCGCCAAAGCCAAATCCAATTTAGCATTTAAAGATTTTACTTCGTCAGAATAAGTAGCTTTAGCAGAAGCGGAGTATGCAATTTTTCCTGTACTCATCATCTCTCTACGAGCCTGGTTCGCTAAAGACTTCATAGCATTGGCGTAATCGGCATAAGCTTCTTCCTGGGGGGTACCTGAAGAAAGAGTACGGGCATCTTTTGTTTCTGCCATTTTTGTACTCTTCTGGGTTCTTACCTGGATTTTGCCATTCTTTTCAGCGTATTCTTCCTTAACGGACTTATATGAAAGGGAACCGTCTTCGTTTATTGTTGGCGATCCTTTTCTCTTAAGAACCTGAGTCTCTGATTTTGCTCTCGAAATAAGCGTTGATGCACCTTCATGATAGCGACCTTCGGAATCCACATTCCCCTGATACTTTTTCTTCAAAGAAGCAATTCCATTATCGATTTCGCTCTGCTTATAGTCGAGCTTATGTTTCTCAGCATCAATTACAACCATGCTGTGTCGAACGGCTCTTGCCAACTCATCCTGTGTAGCACCCTTTAACGTCATATCAGTAATCAGATTTGATACTTTACCCATTTCTGTCTGAGTGTTTCTCATAATCTTATACTCTTTACCATTGCGATAATAATGATCTACACCATCAGCGTCTTTCTTAACAGTTCCTCCATAAGCATCTTTGGTGTCGAATCCTTCCAATCCCTTTAATGGCGATGTAGAAGTAATCTTTACCTTACTCTTTGATGAATTACATGGGATCACCATAACGGTGTCGCCATCAAAGTCTGCTCCGGACAATCGGTCCGCATTCTTTTTGTTAATGCCAATCGCATCTGCTGGGGTGTTTCCAAGAACGCTCTTTCCCTCAGCTAATTTATTGTTTACTCTAAGAATCGGGATTTCAAAAGTTCCGCCATGAGGATAGCGAATGAGAGCGACTGTTTCTCCATCTTTATAGTTAGGAGCGTACACTTCGTTATCCTTAATCGTTGTCAGTGGAAGGATCACCTGGTATCTCTGCCGAGGTAACGCCGCTGCCTGTAAATGCACAGCTGCTGCATCGCAATCATCAGCAAAGGATTTCAGTAACGCTTTCTTAACAGTCGGATTGGTTAATGAACAGATTTCATCATATTCGGACTGCTTATCGGCTTTTGCCAAGCCAAGCTGTTTTTTTATAAGCGTAAGACTCTGTTTAGAAAGGAACTGCGAAGGGAGTGTTTTACTCCATTCACCCCAATCGCCTTCTTCAGCTCTTTTATTGATCAACGAAAGAGACTGCTTTTTTCCAGTTACTGGATCTGTGTATTTTCCTTTAGGATCGTCATAATAACTTTGTCCGCCATGTTCCTTAATAAGAGAACCAAATGGATTATCCGGGTCATCTTTAATTTTCTTAAGAACATCTTTGGTTGGCGTTCCAGATTTTTTATTGGTGTTGAAGATCACATCCACACCATCAGGCATATTATCAGAGTAGACGGCCATACCTTTAAGATAGTGCGTGCCATCAACCATAATTCTTACCTGAGCATAATGAGACTCGCCTAAAGACAAATCTTTGACACCTCTTCGAAGTTCGATGACACCATCCTTATAAACGCCTCCTTGATCGGCATATCTGATCTGAAGACGCTTTGAATCCATGCTGGCCGGATATTCGAACGCTTTTCTGAACGATTCTCCATTATCATACGAAATGTAATCTTTTACAGAATGCACATTCTCAAAGTCATAAATATCTTTATGCTCTGTTCCAGGAGGACAAATAACTTTAATGTTGGTCTGCTTACCTGGATTCGTAACCTGTGGAACGCCTCCGCCATAAATCGGATATCCTTCTAACTCAAGCATATATAGAGCCTGATTAAGTTTTTCCTTTGAAACGCCTAATTCACGCTCAACACCGGTTCCAACATCAATCATTCCTTTTTCTTCGATCAACTTTCTCAAAATATCAGCTGTTGCTTTTGCCTGGTTCATTCTTGTTTCCGAAGACTCGTTAAACAATGAGCGAACAGAAGAGTCGTTTGAGAATCCCATCTTAGCCGCTATTTCATTTAAACTATAACCTTTTTCGCGAAGCCCCTTTGCGGTGGCAACCTGAAGTGCTCTTCGTTCATCTTTAGCAAGGCTCATCTGGGTTCGAAGCTGTGTGGTCGTTAAACCCATATTTTTTGCGATGTCTGTTTCGCTCATTCCGGATTTTTTTAATTCCTGAACTCTGCTCAGAAAGTCACCGCTATGCTGATATGGATTTTCTCCAGAACCATAAGGGTAACGTCCAGAACGTCGTGGCATACCATAATGCATTAAAATATCTTCCACAATAGGATTCATCGATTACCCCTCCTGTTCTTTGATTTTTTTGATTACTTTGTCGAAAGTAATAATGCTATCCATAATTGGAGCAATATCTTCTGCCGTTGGATTGTGATAGAGAATTTCATTATTCTGATAAATTCTCAATTCCATTTCAATATCTCCAGGCTTAACTCTATACTCCAAACAGAAAAGAGCCGCATAGATTTCAAGCTGCTCCATATGTGCTGGGATTTTTCCAGTCTTTAAATCATGAATTCTTAAAAAGTTATTCCGAAACAAAATAGCATCGGCTGTTCCAAAACAATTATCTGAATAATACAGAATCTGTTCCGGTGTCATTTTAAACCCGATTGCATCATTCACATACATGTTTAATGTTTTCTGAGATTTCGGAAGTTTCTGTCCAAGTGTTATGCATTGTGCGGCAAACGCATGAAGCATGGTTCCTTTTTGAGTGGCAAGAAAATTTCTATATGCGTCTGCAACTTTATCTTCGCTATAATTTATCCAGTGAAATTTACTGGCACCAAGAAAGGCGTGTTGTCCTTCAAGGTTCGAATGATTGTTGAAGTTCATCCAGTACCTCCTCTTTATTTTCCGGACATATGAATCTTGAAAAAGACATCTGATTCATACGATCCACATAATATTCTTGATTCGGCTGCTTCTTTGCATTCGCACTTTTTTTACATTCTAAGGAAGCCCATTTATCTTTATGAAGAACAAGTAAATCTGGAATTCCCTGAATATAAGTCGGGTCGTTTTTCATAACAATACAACCTGGAAACCTTGCTTTCAGTTCTTTAATCAGATTTGCCTGGAACTTATTTTCCAACATAAATAGAACCTCCCTTTAATTTTTATAAAATGCAAAAGAGAATGCGACATTTAATAAAATGCCTATTTATCCTCTCTCTTCATAAAAGGGAATGTTTTTTTCGCGTGCAAAAAAGAGCATAAAAAAAGACAGAGACACGATTAAGCATCTCTGTCAAAATATGTAGTTATCAGCTGTTGTTTCTCAAATATCGGATCAATATCCAAATCAGCCACAGTCCCCCTGTGCATAATGTCAAAATGACATCAAGAATCAAACCGGCTGTACTACGTTTTTTCTTTCCGCCTTTACTCATCCGTTTCTTCTCCTTTCTCAATTTCTGCATTCTTTCGTTCTTTCTTAAATATCTTTCCAATTTCACTCTTAGCAGAATTTACGGTTTCTGAAACGCCCTCTTTCAAGCGTTCCTTCTTTTCCTGTTTTTCTATGGCTTTTTGTTCCTTAGCTTCTTGCTTAATACGAATACTGTCATCAAATATCCTTTGACTTTCTTCAATAACTTCCGCAGTTATGTATCTCAAACAAACAGTTGTTCCAACTTTTACCCTAACACCCTGCTTTGGATTCGAATCTATAACCTGGGTATCTTCACAATGGCGGTATTTAGGATCGGCCTCGCTCATCCTAATCTTGCTTTTAGAAACTTTTAATCCTCGTTCCGTCAATAACTCTTCTGCCTGTTCCAGAACTATTGGAAAACCTTTTCGATACAATTCAGGAATATCAACTTTAGCATCTTTCTTTTCCACCGAATTGTTTTGAGCATTGTCTATGGCTTTTTCAACTAAGGGCGTAATAGCCGTGATCAATCCACCAACTGCTCCGATTGCTCCTATAACTCCTGAAATATTTTTGTTTGATTTAGCTCCCATATAATTACCCCTTCCATACTCATGCATGAATTTAGGGCAAATAAAAAGTGCGCCCCAATTTTCAGAGACGCACCGAAAAAGTGCATCTCCCATTGTTGCCACACAATCTCTTCGCCGTTCAAGGGTACGAGTAAAAGAGAATACACTTTTTACCAAAGTTATTCCCTCGAACGCGATTTCAAATATTAGATTGTGTGGCTCTTATAGTATAGCATGAAGCAATCTAAATGGAAAGCAAATTGTTACGGTGTGTAGCTCTATGCAGCAATCATTTTTGCTCTTTTAGCCATGTCATCGTAGATCATCTTCGTGCCATCCGCCAAGTATACCACGATACTCATATAATTATACGGACGATAATCCTTAGCATCTTTCGATAATCTAGGATACACCGCTTTGAAATTGTTGAAAATATCTTTCCATGTAACTTTACGCTTTATATTCGTGAATATCACCTCTTTCTTGCTTCTGGTCAAAAACCCGCTTTTATTCGCTAATTACTATATATATTTAAACTTTCTATCATAATAGTTTTGTATTAAAAGTGGGAAAGTGGGCAGAAAGCCCGCAAACCCGCATAAATACTGGGTTTTTACTGGTCAAATCCGGGTTTTTAAAAGTGGGCAAAACCGGGCAAATGGCCAGAAATTTGACCAAAATTCATAAATTTTATCAAAATCGACACCAATTTTTCAGCTCTGGTCAAAAATATCCGGGTTCTGGTCAAATCCTAAAACCCAAAAGTGACCAGAAAAATGACCTGCTACTACAAAGATTTTTAACCTAGATTAGCTGAAACCAGTCAGAAATTCCTCCTCTGATATGGTAAATTTCGTCTTCCGACCGGCTTATAAGTGTACGTAGATATCGTAGAATCCGGCAAATGTCTGTGGGATTTACACTTCCAAACGATATGAATTTTCCCTTTCTCTTCACTCTGCTCGATTTGTCCTGAAACAGAATTCAACGCTTCCGCCAATTTTTTCAGTGGTTCCATAGCCTTAACCCAAGCTTCAGATAATACTGCACATGCTTTCTGTAACTCTTCTACTGTCATAATCATATCTCCTTTACATCATAAACTCGACTTAATGATATCTTGGTAATAATTCCATCTTTTTGAACCATGGCATAATCGCCGCTCCAAAAACCGGTTCCGATTTGTAACAATTCGTATGTATCGGCATTTGCTTTACATCTACTGCAATCGTCAATCGCATTAAACATTTCCTGAGTTGCAACGCAAGCAGAACATGTTGAACGATCTGGTCTCACTTTACAGATTTTCATGCGATCACCTCCAAATCTTTCCCGTCTTCTTGTCCTTTAATACAATCCGCCCCTCAATATGAAAATCGGCGATCTCACAAAGCTGAAATAGCAGATTCAATAATTGATGAAAACGTGCGTCATCTTTGTCCTGGTTCTGCTCAGCATTTTTAATCGCTTCATAAGCTGTCGGATCATTGTAACCCTCTGCATTTTTTCTATCTTCCTTACTCATCATCCCTAATTAGGTTTTACCTCCTCAAATCTGACCCCACCATATTCCCAAAGGTCTTTTCTCAAAACATCCATATCCAATTCTCCGTTCTGCCATTTTTCAAAATATTCGAGAACATGTCCTGTGAATTCTGGAATTCGTTTGTAATAGGACTTTGTCCAATAATAATCCATCAATACTTCAAGAGGGAGAGTCAGCATGAGAATAGTAGCATCAGCTATTGCATCTTCCCTGGCTTTCTTTAATTCGTAATCGATTCTCTCCCGTACTAACGCATCCAACTGAGCTCTAGTGAGGTTATATGTAGCGGTCTTAGCTTTCTGCTCGCACTTCTGTGCCCTTCTCCTTTCAGCCCGGCTCATATAGCCGCCTCCTTAATTCATAATGCAATTTTCTCTTGATACAAATAATAAAATGCCCACCATCAAGGTAAATAAAAAGAACGTTGCATCCCAGTCGATAGGGATTGTCAACGCTCCAAGTACGATAAATATGATTCCGTATATCTTGTTTTTAATTAAGTCTCTTCTCAACATTGTCTTTCTCCTCTTTTGACTTCGCGATGCCAGCTGCTACATCATCCATTTTTGTCATTACTCCGGCTTCTCTGAACCGTCCGTATGCTCTGGCCGTAGCACAGTGTTCAATACACTTCATAATCCGGTCGAGCAACGCGTACAGGCATACGTAGCCGATAAGAAACATGATGATAATCTGAATAACTGTAAAATGCATAAATTTAATCCTCCTTTTTATAACCGAACACATAGATATTGACAGTGTCCAAAATAGCCTCGTCGTTCTCAATTCCGGTAACCATCATTCCTAAAATCTTGTCGGAAAGGGTCTCGGCAATAAAGTCTTTCCTGAGCAAACAGATTTCGTCCTCTTTGCCCAACACAAGTCGAACGTCATTCCACTTTACAAGCGGCAAAATATCTTTTACTTTGACCATCCCGTTCATCTGCTTAATCCTCCGTTTTTCTTTTATAAATATAACCTTTACTACTATTTCTAGCCGCTCCCTGTAAGGCGTTAATTGAATTGAGATCTAAACCGGATGAAGACATAATAATCTCAGAATACGGCAAAGATTCTATCCAATGACAGAAATCCACCCACTCATCAAGCTTATGTCCTCGACGGCTCTTATAAATATTTGCCAGCACCTCGTAATGTCATGATGAATTACGAGTCTGATTATAACTGCTCGGGAGAAGCTGAATCATCTGCCACCATACTTGTTTATCCTTTGAATCATAATTCTCGCCTTTGTATTCTCCGCCATTCAAATATAACTTTCTAGCCACATTTAAAATATCAATGATATCCCATAAAGAGCTAGTTCCAATACGATTAAGATGCTCACAGCTAAAATCCTCCATCGTAAATTCCTTGGCCTGGATTTTATGCATGGTACTACAGCTGTTGGAAACAGTTCCGACTTTGTATGTATCAAATTCTTTCCACCAATATAACGGTGCTGTGATCCTTACATATACCGGCATCATTCTCATAAACTTTCTATGGTCTGTACCGGCATTAGATAAGCGTTGCATAAGCGAGTGATCGTTTTCGCCAAGATCAAACCCAACAATATCGTATCCAGCGGTTTCATATTCGCTATCACTCTTCTCCCATGAATTCATAGGATTACGCATACCTTCAATAATAAACTCCATCTGCTCCGGACTTGCCAGAACCACATGCTCTAATTTAATGCTCATTCGCAATACCCTCCCAGTTCGATATTTAAAAGTTTTTCAGCTTCGATTTCCAAAATATTCACTTCGATATCGGACACATTCTCAACGATAGACATCTGCCCCCTTGCAATTTCTTTTTCGTAAAGTTCTTTAATTCTTAGATCTTTAGCTGCTTCCGCTGCGTATTTTTCCGTATAGATACCAAATATATTTTCTATATATCCGTATCCATCATAATAGGTATTTCCATGAACCACATATAAGATCATCCTGTTCTCCTTTCAGAATATCCAGATCCCCACCAATCTGGATTATTATGCTCCTTAGTCCAGCATAGCCCACGTTTTTAATTACTCTTCTTCCTTCTCATAAGGAATCTGGATTACATCTCCACCAGGAACCGTGACCGACTGCATAAGCTGACCGGTTTCCTCATCAAAGTAAATGTTATCCATTCCGTGATCCCACTCTTCGAACTGCTCAACGATATTTCTGCCCTTTTCTTTTCGCATGTTGATAAGCTCATCATGAACTACACGTCTCCAGGATCTTGCAATCTCCATACGGCTCTGAGCAAGGATATTGTACAGACCGTTCTCGGTCACAAAGTTGACGGAACGTCTCTGGCCTGCTACTACCAAAGGTAGTTTCAGCTTTTCATCCTCCTCACACATTTCAAGCATTCTCCATTCGTTACCGCTGCTGTAACCGATAGCATGGCTAATATCTTTTGCCTTGAACAGCGGAGCGTCCAGATCCCCATATACATTAAGGCGCTTTCCGCCAAATGAAATACTTCCAGCAATTTTAATCTCTTTACTCATCTCTGTTTGTTCCTTTCTCTTTGTAATTTAACGTCTATAGCCTTCTGCAATTCTTCCGGTGTAATATCAAAAATGGACTTAAGGAATTCCAGACAAATATAAGCATCTGCCATCTCTTCCAAAAGTCCAATTCTGTTATCGTAACCTCGAATCTGTTTACTGATCTGTTGAGTAAGTTCTGCAAACTCTTCCATGGTAATAGTGCATTTTAGTTTCCATGGCTGAGTCTCAACGCTTTTACGGATTATCCGTCGTCGCTCTTTTTCTGACAACTCGATATCACTATTCATCCCCTGGATAAATCTACTTCGATCCATTGATATCACCGCCCTTTTATTAAATTGGTTGTAAAACCAGCGGTGCATAATTTGTTGTCAATATCAAGAAGATCATGGACATAACTACGCCTTTCGTTAGTAGTACAACTTCTTTTCAATTCCGGAACGGTAAATGTCTCCTCATCTAAGAGAAGACCTTTTAAAATCGTAACGAACGTTTTACCATTTCCACGACCATTCGGGAATGAATTAAGTTCGCCTTTTAAATATTTCTTTTGCCAATCATATAATTCAAATCCGAATACCATTTCAATTCGCTTGAAATCGCCAGATAATAAATCATTCCATTGAACTTTCATTTTTCTTTTCACATACTCAGCCTCATCAATCTCAGCAAAGCCGTTCGGAGCCTCTTTGAAATATCTGTTGATTTCAACTCTTTCGAGTGACGGAGTAATTACATACAGAATTCCAACAGTATCGAAATCACCATTTTTCGGATCTACCAGGAATTCTTCCGTATAAACTTTATACGCTCTATCTGCCGGCATGTAAGGCATGGTAATCGGATACAGCTTGTCCATGACAGTATCAATCAGTCCGCTGTGATAAGGCGCATTAGGATCGTTAATATTGACACCGTGATAGCGATCGACATCTCTGTATTTAATGGTACCGTCCGCGTATACATATTTGAATAAAGAGCTCATTCGTTTGCACTGATAGTTGACCTCTTCGCCTTTCAGGCCGCTGATGTCAGAAATATCAGTCCATACGTCATCTGTATCCTTAATCGGAAGAAGCGGTTTGTTATTGATGAGACGATTCAGGATAGCCTTAGTCAGCCCAATGCTGAATCCGGAATGACCATCCTCGCACAGGGAGCGAAATGCTTTTAATGCACTCTCATAGCAAGCACAACCGTAATCCCATTCTCCGTCTTTCCGGTCCGGCTTTTCTCTATGACACGCAATAGCTACTTCATTTTCAGCCCAGCGTTCGAGATTTGATCTCTCGCGGCAAGAACCGATAGAGCGATTTCTGTCATCTATGTACTCGTTTGCAAATATCTTTCGACAATTACTTCCAAAAGCCTCAACGATTTCCGGAAGATTGTCATTCACAGCATCAAACACAAAACCGTGTTCTTCGCACCACTTGACAGCTTCATCCAGTCGCTCATCGACTCTGTTTGTCCAGAGAATAAGCTTTTCTCCAGCCGCCTGTCTTTTTTTCAGATAATCAATAAGTTCTTCGTTCGGCATCCCGATTTCCGGCCATTTGTTCTCACACAGGGTTCCGTCAAAATCAACTGCAATAATATTAGGTTTCATTTAAAATTTCTCCTTTCAATTTTCAAGCCATTCGTTGTCGATGTAATAGAAACCGAATACGCATAATCCAATTACAATTATCCAAATCGCCCAAAACATCCACAATTCAAAACCGGTTTCTAAATAATCAATCGTTTCATCTATAGTGCTGTCTTCGTAAAATGGAGAATTATCTGATATTGTTTTATCGCGTAGTTCGGTAAATATAGTTCCGGTATACTGAGTATTAACACCATAATATTTATGGCGGACGTAATAAGATTCGTTTATAGTTTTAATATAATCTGCACTTGGAAGATCTACTTTATTTGAATCGAAACGCTGCTCCAGGAACATAATTTCTAAGCATTTTTGCTCTTCGCTGCCAGCATAATCCCAAGACCAATACGTTTCCGTTCTGGTATGCGTCTTCCCTTTTGAATCGGTTGTTGTTACGATTCTGGTATGTTTATTATAGTGTTCTTCTATTTTTTCCACATACATATACTCGCCGCCAATTTCTGGATAAGAGACCGTATCTACAGCTATTAAGTCTCCATAAATAAACGCATCGCCGATGTTTGTTCTCATCCCGTACTCAAATAAACCGGAATCTTCAATTTTAACAGCCTTATTGTATTTCTCATTTCGATCCAGAATATAGTTTGAAATCTTTCCTGATATCACAAATCCGATGAGAAGAAGAACAGCAATTATGGATATGCTTGCTAAAATCTCACGTTTTGTGATTTCAAATTCTCCAAAATCAAATCCTCTTCTTCTCATAATATCAATCCCCGAATAAGTTCTGAGGTGCATCCACAGGTGCGTCGTAATTAAGGTACTCATAGTGGCGAGCCTCATATCCGAGAAGATTTAAAAATAAGCGAGTCGGAAATTTTCGGATATATCGGTTGTATTCTTTGATCTGCTTATTATAATTTTCTCTGTATCCAGATATTAAATTTTCCGTAATGGATAACTCGTTCATCAGCTCTTTGTAATTCTCGTTGGATTTCAATTCCGGGTATGCCTCAGTTACCGCAGCAATCGCAGTGTTTACATTTTCAAGATTGGTTGTTTTTCCTCGCCCTTCTACAATAGCTGTAAGTGTTTCTGCTTCGTGCTTATCGTACTGCTTAACACAATCCGCCAGATTATAGACAAGGTCGACTCTTCTTTTCTCCTGTACTTTGATGTCAGAATCAGCCGTATTGACCTGCTCCTCCAATGCAAACGCTTTGTTCTGTGCTCCCTGAATTCCAAAGATACACATAAAAATAACCGCCACAATTCCAGCGGCCACAATCAATACGAGTTTCCAGTTTTCTTTAATCGCTTTCATATTCTACTTGTCCTCCTTGATAATTCCGATAAATTCTACACGTTCTTCAGCCAGACTAACAAAATATCTTTTTCCTTTGTAGTCAACGATATCACCTTCATATTTAAAGTTTTTATCCGTCTCAGAAGCGTACGCCAAAATATTTATTTTTGTCGTTCTATTCATGATTCCTCCGTATACTGCAATTCCTTAAGTTTCTGTTTGATCATGTTCAAAATATACTCGACTGTATTTTTAGTTCCGGGAGCTAACTTCATATATTTGGAATGCTCCTCATACCATTTGAATATCTCATAGAGATTTTCGTTCTGCCAGCTAAACGACCACCAATCACAAATCATTTCGATAACGTAATCGTATGGCATTTCCAATACGGTTTCGAGTTCTCCATCTTCCATATCATCATGAATCAGAACCCAATACTGCCAATGATGTGGGTTTCTGTGAATATGGCGTAGCCATGCCCTCTGATAATTCTGGACGACTTCATATGATCGATTATTTCCATAAAAATAAGCATCGTAAGCATCATACTCATCCGGGTCATTCTTGGATTTATCATGAGCAAATTCTGTATTCCATCCAGCCGTGATAGTTGTATCAACAACCCCTGGTAAATTTTCAGAAAGCCAGTCAAATCCTCTTTTTACATTGGCACGATGTCTATCTAAATATTGATCATATTGAAAGCTCATTTCAGACCCCCTTTCTTCGGCGTTACCAATTTTTCGTAAAGTTCTTTGGCTTCTTTTCCCTGAAACGCATTGATAATCTCTACTGACTGATTCATTCGTTTTCTTCCTACAACCATTACTCCAGTGTCATTTTTGTTTGAAAAATCAACACTAACTAA